TTCATCAGGCAGCTCAGGGAATATCCCTGCCCTATCCAAGATATTGTAGGTGCGTTCGATGATTGGATTCAACCACTCAGATAACAATCGTTCGACCACAGGTCCTAATTGTTGTAGCTTTTCTTGAGACCGCTCCATGACCTCTCTAGCAGTCATTTGACCACCTTCGATTTGGTCAATCATCATAAACAAATCCGCTGAGTAGAATCGCTTGATACGGTCTTCTGTCTCACGAATCTTGTTCATAAGCGATGCGGTATCAAGCCGCACATCGAATAGAGGCTTAACCATTTCACCTGTGTCGCTCTCAGTGATGCCACCAGGGAAGAGGTTAACCTGCCCCATAATGCCACTTGGTGCTTGCATAGGTGGTTTAACACCCAACTCAATTGCCATAAGATGGTCATATTCAAGCTTTTGTAGCATCCGTGCATCATCTAATGCAAACCATGCAGCACCCTTGCCATAGGCTTCATGACCCACCACAGTGTATCGAGCCACAGGGACTGGGAACTCTTCAAAGCCACCATCATACAATGCTCTATCAGTCTCTTGCCCCTCTACCCAGTAGACTGAGCGATAAGGCATATTAGAGCGACCAATTTCGCCAATAGTCCGTTCACTGTTTGGCTCAACAAGCCAATTCACAATGAATGTCTGATTATAGCTACTACTGGACTTGAATGCATTTAGTACATTCAGCGGACAATTGTCAGTTCCAAACTGTTCTACCAATTGCGAGGCGGTCATTCTAAACCGCCGTGCGAATGTACTAATTTCACCATTTGCACCTGCCTCAAGAGCATATGTACCAATTGTGTATGGAACATAGCGGACACCATACTTAGGATCTGTAAAAATCCCCATTGGTGCTTGCCCATATGGAAGCTCCGTGTAGCAACTAAATGCCGTGGTGTAGAAGTTGGACTTAGCTAGTACTGCTTGTAGTATTTGTTGCCGTTCATCCAATACCTTAGCCACATCACTATTAGCAGCCATTTGAGCATTATCCATGGTCAGATTAAACCATTGGCGACTGGGTGGGGTTAAGCCACTCATGACACCTGCAGCAAATATTTGGCAAGCTTCCCAGGTTGTCGAGTTGTAGATTTTCCCCGTCTTATTCTTAGCCAGGTCTTCCTCATCATCGAATATGCCGATATGTGGCAACTCATACTGCTTGATGTCTTTCCATACCTTCTCGTATCGTTGCCGTTTTTGCATCAGAGAACTAAATCGTTGCCGTAACTTAACATAATCACGAGCAACAGGCTTTTCCTTTTTGTCAGTCTTCTTTGACTTTCCCAAAATCGTGTTAGCCATATCCGTTACCCTAATGTCCGTTTAGTGTCTTGCCCTGCATTACCCAAGATAGTTGCATCAGAAACAGTGGAATCAAATCCTCGTTTCTTCTTCTTTTGTCCTGCAGCAAGGCTATCACCTGTTTGACCACTATCAGCTACTGCCGTAGGTGTTGGGTCAGGTACTTTAATAGCAGCAGGTGCAGATGCACCACCGAATAAACCTTTACTCATTAGGCACTCTCCTTTCCCTTATAAATACTAAAAAGGCTGATAGTCCGTATTGGCTACCAGCTTCCTATTTGTGGCACTCACACCAATGTGCTTTCGCACAGGCGTTGCGAATGTAAGTGCCGCCGCATCCGCCAAGTCAGGGGAGCGACCGCATCGTTCTTTCATTTTGTCTTTTGCTTCTAGCAGGATTCTGCCTTTAGCATCGTATCCATACTCAGGCATAGCGAGTTCAGCGCATAGCTCTTCATCATCAGGTAATGAGCCACCACCTCTTAGCCATTGAGCCATGGCATCCCACATCTCAGCTCTTCGGTTTGTGTACTTGCTATCCTTAAGGGCCTTGCCACCAAATGGTATCTCAGACACTCTATAGCCAAGTTGTCTTAACCTATCGATAACACCTTCACCTCGACCTGCATCAATGAATACCGCATCAGGTTTATGCTCGTTGATTTCACGAGCAATGATGTCAGCTAGCCTCATATTATCAACGCCACTGAACACCAACGGCTTATGCATGGATAACCCCTGCCGTCTCACGATAACTGATCTATCGCTACCGAACCGAGCCACATCGACACCCAACACAACAGGGGCTTCTAACATATCATTAGGCTTTATCACTGTTGCTCCACCATCGCTGATTAGGTCAATCGGAATCAACACATTGAATGCTGATGCGGTGAAGTCACAATACAACTCTTGCCTTATCGCATCCTCACTCATCGATGCTTTCATATCAGCGATTTCATCATCAGGTATCAACTTAGATTCTGATACTGTGAACTTACAGGTATACCAATCAGGTTCGCTTACCCCTCTTTGGTACATTTCGTAAAAGGCATTTTGTCCTTTCGGTGTGCCAATAAATATAGCCCAGCCGTTACGATCTGATAGAGACGGACGAATAACTTCGTTCCATACTTCAGGTCTAAACTGTGCATATTCATCAAGTATCACTCCATCCCAGTAAGCACCGCGCAAGCTATCAGGGTTATCAGCACCCTTTACATATATCCTTGCCCCTTGCCGATTCTTATGCAGTGTAGGCAACTCAACATATAGCTCCGATTCATTCACAATCCGATTAGGAATCACGGATGTATAGTACTTGAGGTATGCCCAAGCTATCTGCTTAGCCTGAACACGGAACGGAGCGATATACGCATATTGAGGGCTAGGCAGTGAACACATTAACGCCATCTTGATAATGTGATTAACACTGCCAACAGTCTTGCCAAACCGCCGATGGGCTACAATCACCGAGAACCGATGTGACTCTACCCCTTTGTGGATTTCATTCTTCCAAATGGGGCGTGGCTTGTATGGGATTGTTATGATTTCGCTACTCATCTTCCCACTTGAAAGCAATGTTAATTGCTCCACCATCAGCACCAGTTACCTCAGTCATATGTTTAGGGTTATACCGCTTATCAGTCTTTTCTTTGAACCACTTAGCAGTATCCTTATCCCCTTCCTCGATGCTATCAGCAATAACCAATTGAGCCTTTGTTGATAAGGCGTTCTGCCATATCTCAACTTTATTGGCAAAGTCTTTATTGTTGTTCTTCCAATCATAGAAGGTGGAGTTATCAATCCCTGCGAATCCACAAGCACTGATAACACTTACGCCACGGCTTAAGTAGTACTCCAGCTTTTCCAATACCTCTTTTGTCATTTTCGTAGGTCTTCCGCCCACATCTTTAACTTTCTTAGGTCTACCCATTACTTCCACACCCCCTTTCAACGCACGAAAAAAGCACCACCTATAATCAGATAGTGCTTGTTGAGAATATTATCTTGCTTTTGTTGTATATCCACGGAGATATATGCCATTTATTGAGAACTTAAATCAACACCATTGTTAAACATGATGCTTCGTGTATCAGAAAACGATTTGCATTTCCCTCGCATTCCTATCACGATTTCATTAGCAATGCATTTACCTTTGCTATTGTTCATGCATTTACTGTCATGACAGGTGATTGATATCAGCTTCTCTTTCATATATCCCTCGTAGTTAATTATGGCGGATGGTGGTGGATTCGAACCCTCGCACGCAACGCACTTCGTTACGCCTACTGCTTTAGCAGAGCAGCCCCTTAAGCCTCTTGGGTAACCATCCATGTACAGGCAGTTTTTGTCATACCCAGGACATCCATAGTAGTTCCAATCGATGAGACTTATCGCCCCATCAACATTTCCTACTTTATAGGCTTGGATGCCATCCCAGTTCATTTGCCCCACTGGTCAGAGCAGAAACTCTCCTTTATCGTGAGTGTTTCCTGACCCACTAGACATAGATATGTCATTGGCTAGCCGTTGCTATTATTGTCTAGCCCATTGATTCATGTGGTGGTACTCACTCTCGTGCCAAAAGAAATGTAACTATTTTCATGTTTCTAATCAATAATTTATATTTCTCATACTGTAATCTTTAAAAAATAAAACTATCGTGATAGCTAAGTAGCAAGAGCAAGGTGCAGACAAAATGTATTGTAATTAATCTCAAGATGAAAGGTATCTGCGCCACCGATTGTATAGTGATTGACTGTCGCCAATAATAGCCATACCAAGTGCTAAATCTTATTGTCTAAGCTTTCTATTAATCAGCTAAGTACAATTCACTTGGTAATCTTTACGATACTCAATACAACAAAAGCCCTAGCAATCAGCTAAGGCAATCGTTGTGTGTACTATGAGTTTCTTCAAGGAGTGTAATTCGTGTCTAACCAACACTTATTACAATACTATTATACCTTATCGGCAGGGATAATTGGGTGTAATTGAGTGTAATGGAGTGTAATCTTTTTGGCGATTTTCCAATCTTCGACCAAATTCATACAATGCTTCCCTTCGTAACTGTTTTACTCTGTCTACCGAGAACCTAATCCTATCCGCTATCTCCTGGTTATCATATCCATCCACATAGGCATAGGTGAGTATGTTCTTCCAATCCATGTCAGGCAACTCGTTGATAATAGAGACTGCCGTTTCTTTCTTGGTAACCAACTCAGCCATTTCAGCCAAGGCAGCCGATTCTGCATCAACCAATGTAGCTATCCCACCATCGATACCTGATGGCGTTCCACCCCCACTTAGCCGTTCCTTAGAGTAATCCACCGCTCTCAGTGTATATAGGTCTCCTCTTAATGTATCAAGCCTCTCTTTCAATACATCGATACGAATCCCATACCTGCAGATTGGCTTAAGATAGTTTCTTGCAATCTCACAATAGTCATCTGCCACTATATCACCTCACTCACTTCCACATACACCGCATCACCATGTTCCCAATACCTTTTAATCACATGATCTTCGATAACCTGTTTGTCATCAATATAAAAGACCTTTTGCATACCATCCTTGATAGATTTCAACACATTATCAGTATCTGGGGTTTTGGTAGGTAGTTTTCTGCCCTCTAGGCAAGCCGTGCGGTCTTTCTTGCTATAAGACTTAGGAATACTAACCATAATATCCAATCTCACCTTACAGGGCTTATCTGTGATTTCTAGCCCAAGCTTTTTCATCTTGTCTTCGCAAGCAGCAGCAACTTTTGCCTCATACTCCCTTGTCTCCTTTGGTGTATACGGCGTCTTTGTTCTATAACAGAACTTAGGCCGCTGCTTTCCTATTGGCTTTTCATTAACAATAAACCGCATTAGAATGGCACATCCTCATCTTTACCAAAGTTATCAAAGTTGCTAGTTGTGTTTGTATCGCCACCCAACGGAGCACCAACAAAGTTAGCCACTACTTCCGTTACATATTTCTTTTGACCATCTTTTTCGTATGATCTTGTCTGTAATCGACCCTCTACAAAGCACTTAGAGCCCTTTGCAAGTTGTCCTACTTGTTCGCCTTGCTTACCCCATGCAACGCAATTGACGAATGCGGTTTGTTCCTTAGTCTCACCCTCAGGCGTTACATAGGTATTGCTTGCTGCCACTGTAAATGTAGCTACTGCCTTACCGCTTTTTGTGTATCTAACCTCTGCGTCTTTTGTTAAATTGCCTAATATTTGTACTGTATTCATTGGTTGTTCTCCTTGTTAATAATATTCATGATATGCTTACCGATTTCATAAGTTACATTGACTGTAACGGCATTGCCTGCCTGTTTATATAGCTGACTATCAGAGT